AATCATGCAAGGTCCAGTCGATAAGCCGACCTTCTAATAAGTTAATGAGTGATATGTGAATTCTAAACCTACTGCCTACCCCATTCTGGGACACAAACACTCAATGGAGAGTGTGGGATTTGAACCCACGGACCGCACATAGGCGACCACCCGTCTAGCAAACGGGCGCATTCAACCTGACTCTGCCAACTCTCCATGTTAAGGGAAGACTTACTGCCTTACCCTTAATTCTTGATACTACCATTTTAACAGATTTTAGACTTCATGCCTGTACCATTACTATCATTTACTATCATTTACTATCATTTACTATCATTTACTATCATTTACTATCAATTCCGTAAGAATGACATCAAGTTCATTTACTGCCTGTTTCTTCAAGCGATAATAAGTAGGAGAGCTCATGCCTCCCATGCTGTCACAGATGTCATCAACATACATTTTATTGATGTAGGTCATCCTCAATACTGTTCTATATTTCGGATTTTTCAGCTTGTTAATCAATCTGCCAAGCTCAAGTTTCCTATTGATAACCTCTTTAGTATCCTGCTCTATAGCCTCTTTCATCACTACCAGCTGTGTATAGACATCATCAACTTTTCTGGTCTGGCCACCTTGGGCTTTGACATCAGTCCACTTTGGACTTGAGAGCAAACCTGCCTCAAGCTCATTGATTTCATCTATACGGCTTTGGATGTCCATGTCTAGATCCTGCAGCTCTTTCAAGAGCTCTTTAGCCTTGTTCACTCTCTGTCTCCTTTGTGATATAATAATAGTGTGTTAATTATAGCTGAGGCAGAGAGTGTCTTAGCTTTTTTTATACTTCAATTCCAAAGAACGTGCAGATATCTTCGGCTTCACATTCAGAAATTTCCAAACCTTTCTCCCAGTTTCTTATGGTTGTTTCATAATACCCCAAATGCTTTGCTAATTCTGTACGAGTAAGTCCTTGTTCCAAACGTTTTTCTTTCAAAAGCGCATTAAGATTCCCAATCTCACACTTCTTGAATAAAACGTCTCTGTCCAATCCTAACTCTTTTGACAGACGTTCTTTCTGACGATCACTCGGTATCATCCCTCGTTCCCAATTTGAAAATGTCCTTGGACTAATACCAAATCTCTTTGAAGCTTTTGTCAAAGATAGACCTTTACCAATTCTCCATAATCTAATCTGTTCTGAAAAAAATTTCCTATCCTTCATCATCCACCTCAATCTTTACGACAGCTCTACCATTTGGGTTTCTTCTTTGTGTTGATGCAAAAGTATAATATTTCAACATCCTTTCAGCAATTCCTGTTTCTTTGCTGATTTCGGCAAGAGTACCCAATGTTATGAATGCATCGCCTTGATATAAAGCGTACTCACTCATGTTCCATCTCCTCGATAAGCCAATCAAGATTCTTACGGGCTTTCTTCAGGTCTTCAAGACCGTTTTTCTTCTGGAATCTCAGTTGATACTTCAAGGCATTTCCAAGATAAAAGCCTTTCAGCTGTTCTGGTGTCATGAAATTCCTTAAGGCATCGATAGATTCCATGCCAAATCTTCCTTGGTAGTGGCTTGGTTTGTTTACGTTGTCAATTATTTCTGGGTTCATTCCTTATCCTCCAAAAGTTCTGGGTTTTCGTAGATGTTCCCAATGATTTCATTTTCGTCAGTCTCTGACCACAGTTTGCTAGCTAATTGCTCGCAATCGTTCATAATCAACCAAGTGCCCTCAATCATGGTTACAACACCTGTGATTGTTTCATTTTCCGTTGTTGGCTGGGTTCGTACTTGTCTTACTACATCCCCCTCAAAGATTTCCTTACCGTTCTTGTCTTTGAGTCCTGTTGATTGCATGAGGATAACGTCTTTAAAATCAAAACAATCGCTTTCGCAAATTCCACCCCAGCATAGGTCTATTTCATTTATGTAAAATCGAATCGACTCTATATAATCAGCAAAACAATTTTCTGTTTTTATCCACGCTCTATATCTTGGTATCATCCTAAATCCTCCTCTTTTACGAACGAACCATCAATCCAACGACCTTTTCGGTCTTTGATTTCTTGGTAAGCCAGTTCAAAACATTCCTCGAAGCTATAACCAAGTGCATTGCTGATTGATTTTAGATGACCGATTGAATGCGCTAAATTATATCGACACATTTTCTTGCCGATTAAATCCTGCCTCAATTGAAAACTACTAATCTCAGCACTTAACCATTTAAAGGAATCCATCACATCTTCATTTTCGATGAAACTTACTTCCTCAAAAATCTCCTGCACATCCGCTTTTATGAGCAACGCCAGACCAACAATCACGACTGCACAATCTCCAATGCTGTCCTTGGTTAGCTTCTCATTCTTCTTGAGATAGCCTGCGCATAACTCACCGAACTCTTCACTTAATTTTAAAGACTGCTTATCCAGCCGTCCACCGTTTTCAAGGTCACGGTCAATAAACCATTGTTTTACTTTGTCTATTGTAGTCATCTGTTTCATTCCTCCTTATCTAAAATCCATGCAATATAGACACAAATCAGAGCAAGCATAATGGAATCCGCCAAATTCCCTCTCACTCCACCTAAGATGATAATTTCAAGTATCTTCCAGAGATAGTCCAATACAATAAAATGGACAAATTGGGTTAAGAAGAAGTTATACTTCCCATTAAATCGAACTTTCATAACATCACCTCATCCCCAACTTTCACTTTCTCATACACGTCCTTCGTAACCACAAACACTCCATAATCACGAATCGTAATTGTATATAACTTGCCGTGTCTTTCTTTTTCAATCACTTTGCCATGAATTTCTGCGCCTGCGTTATCCGCCTTGTAGATAACCATCGGCTTCTTCTCTTCCAAATCTCGAATCCTGTCCATCTGCCAGACATTCAATCCAGCAGACAATAAAATCAAAATAGCTATGAATCGTTTCAATCTGTGACCTCATTTCTCAATTCAAAACCAATTCCATATAAGAGCAAATCATTTTGAAAGTCAACGAATGTTTCAATCATCTCAGCTTCTTGAAAGTCGTATTCCTCAACCTTACTTAAGAAATCATCAATATCATTTCTTTGTACACTTCCGTGGTCTGTCTTTGTATGTTCCACGGCTGATTCATAACCATCTACATCAATTGTGTAGCAGATTCTGCCACTTGAATAATCATATTTGTAATTTTTGATAATCACTATTTCATCTCCTTGCTCTTAATTTCTCTAGTGAGTCTATTTTTTAAAACATGACTTGTAAAATAAATACCGTCTGCATATGTATAATAATCAGCGGTTTCTTCAACCCATTGACCTCGTGTGTACGGGTATCTGTTTGGTCGTTTCATGTTACCACCTCAAAGCGCCTATCTATTTTTGGGCTTATTTCTTTTGAAAATAGGATTTTTCTTTTCTTTTTTCTTCTGCTTGTGATATTCGCTATCTTTGTTAAAAATAATATCTTCATCTTCAATCAGTTCAGGAATGAAGTATCTAGATGGGTATTGTTCAGAGCGTTCCATCACTCAACCTCCTCGATCTCAATCCCTGGGCAATCAAACACCCAGCCGAAACCAGCTTCTTCTAGTTCTTTGCGAGTGTGGTAATATATAGCATTGCCTAAAGTAAAGCCTTTTGTAAAGAAATACCTTCCCAAAAGTTCTCCATAAACCAACGTATTTTCTTTAATATCCCCTTTAATCTTAACCAAATACCGCTTCTCTTTCTCGACCTCGTAGCCGTCCAGCCACGCTCGAGCGAAGAGGTCTTGGTTGCTCGTCTTTTTAATCCATAATATTAAATCGAAACTTTGGTTGTTTTCTTTCATAAAGTTTGGATTCATAGCAGTATATAGACTAGTTGTTAAATGTTCTTTACAAACCTCAATCCAATCCGCCACAAACTGCGGAACTTTGACTGGTTGCGGTTCGTCTAAACGCTTCAAATCGCTTATTATGCCGTCTGTTGCTACAGTGTCAAAATTATAGCTGTTTTTAATCAGCTCATATTTCGAAATTAATTCTTGTTTATTTGTTCTCAATTCCTGCTTATTCATCTTCCAACTTCTCTAGTTTCACCTTATACATTCGATTCCCTCGATACTTGCTCTCGAGCTGAGCCTTGCATTTGGCAGCATCACCTTCTTTCTTAAAAAAGTGGGTTCCATCTACCATGTTGTCAAAATATAGTGTTACTGTGTATGACATTTTTACCTCTTTTTTTCTAAACTGCTACCGTGCTACCGATAAATTCTAAAAAGTAAAAAGTTTTTTTCAAGAATCCCTATTTTATAGGCTTTCTTTATTATTACTATTATTTTATATACTTTTTTTAAAAATATAGGTAGAAGAGTAGCATTATATATAAATATTAAATAAAAGTCAGTAATATCAAGGGGTTAGACTGCTACCGATGTGCTACCGATGTCCTATTTTATCGGTAGAATGCTACCGATCTACCCCCTAAACTGCTACCGATGACTACCGATACATTTTTAATTGCTACCGATTAGATTTTTCCGAATCTTTCACTCTTACGAACCCTTTTGTACTTTTACCACCTGCCCGGAAAACACTTTTTTTCCAATCAAGATGATTATCCATGATCATGTTTATCTTTGTCGAAAGTTTCCTGTCATTCGAATTTCTCATAAATAAGTTGTACATCATTTCACGAGTTGAGACCTTATCTAGTTTTTTGATACCAGGTTCAAAGTCGCTACTATTATCAAAATATTTACTTGTGTATTGATGTTGTTGCTGAATAGACCAGTTTTGCCAATTTTCAGGGACGGGCATATCAAGATATTCAAGTACTTGTAATTCAACTTCATCACGATACATGAACTGTTCACGGTAGATATTCAGTTCATCCTCTGTATTTTCATCAAACATCAAATCAGCACCAGCACGATAAATTGTGACAGCCTCGCCCCAGATTTGTTCAATTGTCTCCGGCTCGATTTCCATTGGATGTTTTTTTTGCCGTTTACTATCTGCCATAACTGGTAGAAAACGACGTTCACCCGTCTTGTCTTTTAGATATTCTTTTTGATTAGTAGTCCTGGCCAAAATGAAATTTTTGGCGAATTCCTCGGTCCGTTTCATATAAGGTTTACGGTAGCGTAGGCTAGTTTTTGAGACAAAGGCTTTTGTTTCAGCGAAACTCATTCGATTACTAGCAACCATTTCATCATCATTAACAATCAAGGATTTCAGCATGATATCGTAATTGTCTTTGTTAGCAAAATCCGTGACTGAATCTGTGTACCATGCTCCACCTAACTTTTGGAGGAGTGAGGTTTTCCCAACACCCTGACCACCGACCAGATCAAGAACATAGTCAAATTTAACGTAGGGGTCATATACTTTAGCAACCGCACCGACCAACCACATCTGAGCAATCTTGGAAACTAGGGGAATGTCCTCAGCCCCCAGGTAAACCTGAAGCATTCGGTCAATTCGTTTACGACCATCCCATTTTTCAGCAGCCTTTTCCATATACTCAATAACTGGATTGTAAGACCGTTCTGAAAAAAATGTCTCCATGCCATCTAGCATCGCCTGGTTAGAAAAGGCCACCCCCAGCACGCTTTCAAAATAAACCTTTACAACTGAATCAAAGTTGGAGGGCAACTCCCCTTTTTTGAAAAGGGTATTACCTATCTTGATGTCTTTGAGAAGTTCATGCTCTTGGGAAAAATCGTTGTGCTTTAGGTAAATACTCAACTGATCATCAGCCTTGAAAGACATCAGCACATTACTTGGGCTATTGGCCTTGATGTCTCCCTTGGCGGTAGTTATCATCTTAGGTTGTGAGTCAATACTTACTACATTACCAATCACAATCACCTCCTATCTTTCTTAATCATACTTTCAACCGTTCGTGTCACCTCTCTGTCTGATAGAGGATTTGGGCTGTTTGTATTGGCCAACCTGGCCAACTGTAAGACAACCTCATCATCAACTGCCCTGAATAGCAGGCCACCAACAAAACTTGCCAGCTTGTCATTTCGTCCCCCTTCGTCACCAAAACCCAGGGCAATAGTCTCAAAGAGGTCTGTGGTCTGGGTTCGGCCCCTAGTATGTGACCGTCTGGCCAAGTCTCTAAGACCGTCTTTACCATCATACTTATAGCCGTGAGTTTCGCCATACTGTTTTTTTATAGCCTGGATTAATTCTTTTGAAGGAGTAACCATCGTACCACCTTCCTTTGACTTTTCCAGATCCCATTCATACTGCCCTTTTTCTGTTGCTGACGGAGCAACCAAAACATAATTGTTTTCATGGGCCTTAATATCAACGCCTGGTAAGAAACTAATCATTTGCGTGATAGGGGCATCCTCTCTCTTGAAGTAAAAGAGGTGTTTTCCACCGCTTGCCGTCTTAGCTTGCAGTGTCGGTTCAATCAATCCCAGATATTTCCATTTTTTAAGTGACTCAAAGCCGTTGGATTTGCCGTGCTTATCGATATCAATAACAAAGAAGTTAGTTGTTTTTAAAGCGATATTTGCGTTGGGGTAGCCGTCCCAAAAGTTTTCAATCTCAGATGGAGTCATGGCTGGCTTATCAGCAAAATCAATCAAAGGCATCTTGTTTTTAGGATTGATTGGAATGACTGAGAACCCTAACTTTTGATACTGTAATGCGTATTCTTTCATCGACGGCATGATTACTTCTCCTCTTTGTAAATATAAACAAGTTCTTGGGCCATATAATTTGATTGATATTCATCTTCAGTCATTTTTAAATAAAATAACAACGATTGATAAGCCTCTTCAAATGTATTGAATGGTCCTAATCTTTCATCAGTTTCATCAATGACCCAAAACTTGCTATTTTTTAGAAAGGGAGGTCATCTTCATCAATATCAGCTTCAGTCAGCGGTTGTGCTTCTTCTTCTTCTTCAAGGTCATAGTTTCGGAACTCACGGCCATCTTTCCCCTTATTCACAGAGATAACAAGGTTGTAGTAAGAGCCAACTGCCTTACGTTGTAGAGCCTCTTCCAAGGCTTTACCGTCTTCTTCATTTCCTTGCATACTGTCGCCAGCAAGGACCAAGGCTTTGATAAAGAATTTCATGGTGCGTTCAACTGCCCAGTTAAGGTTCTTACCGTTCCATTCAGTCAGTGTGCCAAATGTTGCAAATTCAGAACGTCCACTGTAATCACCGCCACGGATTTCAAATTGATAACCAAGGCTTTCCCAGCCTTTGTCCGATACGTTGAAGGTTGCTTTCTTCAGGACTACTGGATAAGTACCAGCTGGGATTGGTGCAGGACCGTTGGCGCTGTCTTTGCGTGGGTCAAAGCCCTCTTTTTTGATTGATTTTGCGATATCTAGTAAGCTCATGTGTATTCTCCTTTATTTCTTAAAATAGTTCATCATCAGAGGCAACTTCTTTCTTAGGCGCCTCCTTTGTCTTTTCGGTTTTTGCTGGTTTAGTTGTCTTAGCTGCTTCTTTCTTTTGCGCTAGCTTACCTTTTGCAGGTTCAACAGCCCCACGGATAGTTGCTAAGATTTTCAAAATAGCCTTGTCATCAACATGGTTCACATAGTAGGTCTTACGCTTGCGGTCAACCTCACGGTTGTAGTTGTTGCCGAGTTTTTCAGTGTGGATCATCAAATCAGAGTTTCCATTGATAAGATTGACATACTTATCTTTCAAGCTTGGTTTGTCTTTGGTGGCATTGCCATTGTCATCATATTCAGATACCTGACGGCTGATGTAAATAACATTCATTGGCAATGCTTTGAGGTCAATGACTAATTCTGTGATAGCTTGGTTAAAGAAGTCGTATCCTTTGCCGTATGGAATTTCCGACAAGGATTTCAAGCGAGGTTTACCAACTGGGGTTAATTCATCACAAACTGCAATCTTAATCATTTCAATAACATCGTCAATTACATCAATAACGACTGTTTCATAAGAGTGCTTCTGTGTCTGGAGAGCAAGCAAGATATCTCCAAGCTGCTTAATTACTGAATTGGTAATTCGTCCCTTGTCATCTTTTTCATTGATCAGCTGAATGCTTGGAACAGTGTTAGCTTCTGCATTCCCGTCTGTGTTCAAAACGATTGGATTTGGGAATTCATTTGCAAGATAAGACTTTCCGCTCATGGTTTCACCGTAGATGAAAAAATTTCGTGGGGTATCTTTAGGAACTTGTGGTTTATTTGCTGGAAGTGTAAATGCCATAATTATAATCCTCCCAAAATATCTTCGATTAAATCTTTAATGGATGGAAGATCATGCTTGATAGGTTCAACTTCTGATCCGTTCGGATAACTCATCTTGTATTCAATTTCCAGGGCGACAATCTCGCAGTCAAAAGCTGCAGCGAGAGCCTTGTAAGTCTTTTTGCTTCCCTCATATTTTTCACGGGGGATTTTTAAACAGTGAGTGATGCAGCAATATTCTGCTTGAAAGGCTAGACTCCCACGGTCTTTGTAAGATTCAAGAAATTTTCCGGTTTTACGGCTACGAAATACGATCATTTCAGTTTTTTTGTTCATTTTGTTTTCCTCTTTTTTTACTTTCTTTATAATAAAATTCGATAATATTCACATCATGCTGCTGCCGTGAACCAGTCACGCGCCACAACAATTGACGATAGTCATCATATTCACCAGAAGACTTATCCACCGGATCCAGCACGACAACCGTTTGATATTTATGCTGCAGACCATCAACCCCCACTCCAAGAACTTGACTGGTAGCAACCACGATTTTCTTATCAAGTCCTTCTTGGATATCGCCCGTCCAGATTCCAATTTCAGGGTGGCGCTCGCGAATGACGTTGACAATCTGCTTAGACTTGCTAACAATCAGCATGTCATGAGGTGCTCTCTCAATCAAACCGTCTAGCTTTAGCATGAGAGGGGTATCAGCGTTAACTGGTTTCAACTTTGGAAAATCAACGGTCACACCAGTTTGATTTAGGTACTGTTCAAAGGTCTTGCGACCAAAGGACTGTTTGGCCATAGCCGTCTTTTCTCCAACAGTGACCAGGTTAAGCTGCCTAAACTCAGCTAATTTCTCAGGGTTTCCAGCTTTAACTGTGACTGGATAGAACTTGGTTTCAAAACCGTTATTTTCAGTGGCATTCTCAATCTTTTCAATGTCTTCCCAGCGGAAGAAGTTCGGCAAGTTTGAGATATAACTTTCATAATTCCTGAAATCTTCCCACTTCTCTTTTGAGTAGCTGAATGGATCATAGACCATTTTCCCATGAGTCTTTTGCCAGTCAAATTTATTATTTGGGGTTGCCCAACCAAATACCGTTTTTTCAAGCGGATAGAAATTTTGTCCTTTTTTCCGGATTGGTGTCGCTGAAAGACCTATCGTGTATTTTCGCTTTATTTTGCGATATAAGGCCACTTGTTTGTCAGACGACATGTTCTGCCATTCGTCTACTATCAGCACATCACAATCTAATTTATGCCCTTTTTTGACTTGATTTTGAAGATATCTATCCGTTTGAATGATAATCTCAACATCTTTATCAAAATTCATAAACTTGACTGCATCAATCCAACCATTCAAGATTGCCAATCTGTTGTTTGTGATGATGATTTTCTTAGCTTTTTTGTGTTTGGCGATGGCTAGAGCACATATGGTTTTCCCCCTACCTCCAAGAGCCTCTAGAAAGATTCCATTTGATAAGTGGTCACTTCTTTTGACTGCTTCAGCTTGCCACTTTCTTAACGTTATTGTTATACTCACTCACCACCTTTCCAATATCTTGAATTACTTCTTCAATATCATTTCTCATTGCCCAAAATAATCCAAGTCTTGCTGCCGCTCTGACATCTTGGTGATGACTCTTATCAAATTTCCAAAGGCCTAAGATTTTTAAAAGGTCGTCTGGAATATCTGACTTATAGCCTGCGTTGAATTGAAGAATAGCCTCCGGATAACAAAGCTGGATATAAGCGATGGTTTCCGCCACACTGTTGTCCTTTGACTTATCGTTGTCTCTTGCTCTAAATTCTTCAACAATCACTACATCGAACTCAAGGCTAGTTCCGATTTCATGGAACCAATCTGCGAAACCTCTCATACCATAAGAAGCTACCCAACTATCGACTAATCTCGCATTGTCTAATAAGACAATCCCTGTTGTTGAAGTTTCAACTTTATTGCTACTTGGATCAATCGCTAGAATTTTCATCAAACACCAACTTTCTCAGTCAGCACTCCTGGATAAAGGGCAGTGTTAAACCAATTTTGTTTATTTACCTTTGCAAAGGCAAATAGCGATTTAACTTCTTTTGCTTGCTTCTCAAATTTTCGAATATCTTCCTCCGATTCAAAGATAGGTTTTTCCTTGTATTTAGCAACTGTGACCAGCTTGTATTCCGGAGTGAATACTGGCTTTTCATTTCCTTGATCAAGATTTGTTTCGTCTACTTTCACAAAACGAATCGCAACATCAAATAGAAAATCTTCAGTAACAAGTACTTCAATTGATTCTGGTCCAATCACAACTGCTAGTGAATCTGTTACTCGTGTTTTATTCATCAATTCCATTACTTAATCACCAACTTTTCTGTCCGGACAAGTTCCGCGCCTTTAATTTTCTTACCAGCCTTCAGCAACTCTTTGAGTGTTTTTTTGTCCGGTGCAAGCGTCACTTTTTTTGTAAAATATTTTTTCGGAAGGTCGTCTTCGTTGACCTTGACTGATTCTGGATTCTTAGAAACTTTTATAGTAAGAGCACCGCTCTTAACTTCGGTTTGCCCTGTGACATTCATAGCTGTCATAATGTTGCCCTTGACATAATCCAGCTTTTTCTGTGCTGCCTGTTTCTTCGCTTTGAAGCTCTCTTCCTCAGCCTTGTACATGGCCACGTCGGCTTCTAAATTCTTGATAACATGGGCATATCCTTCTGCTTTCTGTTCGAATTGTTCTTGCCAATCGATAGCCTCAAGAGTGTCCGTTTTTGTTTCGTCATCAATATCCATTTGATAAATTGTCAGGAACTGACCTGTTAGTTCGTATAAACTGGCCATTACTTCGTCACCTCTTTCATCAATTTATTTGCTTCTTTGATTAGCAAACGCATAACGTTGCTATCAGTTTCTTTCTCTGCTGCTCTTGTCAGCATTTCCACCCACTCACGTCTAGTATCATTCTTCCAATCAACCAACTCAGTGAGTGCCTGTGTATGGTTATAGTAAGGCGAGTAGTCGTATGACTTATCTTCCAAGCGAACGCATCTGCCTGCCTTGATGTCTTTGGCCAGGTTTGCACTTACGTTGCTTTTTGTTGTTCCGACAACCTCAGCCACTTCATCATATGAGGCAGCAGGGTGCTCTCTATAATATTCCCTAATTCGTTCCGCTTGTGTCATCTTTCTACTCCTTAACTAGCCCTTCTGGCGGTTCCACATCATAAGTAAATTGTTTGTCTGAATTTCTCAGATTCATGCGTGCGATACTGCTCGCTATTCGCTGGCGTTCTTTCCGCTTCTTTTCAGCATGGTCATCTAGTTTATTTACTAGCGACCATAGTCCAATTCCTACGATTGTTACCGAGTAAATGTACTCCATCATTTTGAGTTTTCCTTTTCTTTATAGATTGCTACGATTTCCTTCAAGTCTGCAATTTCTTGATTCGCTTCTTGAAGTTTTTCTTGTGATTCAATCAGCGCTCTGTTTGTATCCAATGCAACGATTCGCCAATCTACATTCCTTTCTTGACCCAAGAAATATTTTATTAGTTTGTTTAGTATGTTCATCTTTATCCTCTTACGCAATAAGATCTTCCAAGTCTAATTCAGCAACCTCTTGTAAAAGATCTTTTACTTTCTTCAAATCTTCCAACATCTCTCTCAGACTCTCTTTTTTTGTCTTGTATCTATTCCGTGACTTCCACATACAGTACAGAGCAAAACCTTTGTAATTTACTAAAACCGTTTTATGGGTCGGATGATAAACGAAATGTTTAAATTCAGGATGATTTTTCATTTCATTTGCCCAAAGTTTTAAAGTTGTCTCAGATAGATCGTTGAATTTTTCTTCTAAGCTTTTATATCCACCATACTCAGCTTTTTCGGATTGAGATACTGGGCGATAATTCACATTATTTATAACCGGCATGGCAATTTCCTCTCTTTCTGTGTTATAATTTGATTAGTTATTTTTGATAAGCGCCTGACTTTGTTAGGTGCTTTTTTGCTTAGTCATATACAGTTACTGTATAAACTATCTTACTCATTCCGTCGCTAGAATGTACGGCTGACTTCTCTACGACTATATCTGTCGTATCATTGGCCATTTTGAAGAATAAATACAACAAACATTCTCGTAAAATTTTTAATTTTAAAGGAACGGATAGAAATCGTTTGATTTCCAGTTCGATTTGACTAGGATCATTTGATAATACTAGTTCGTTCATTCTTTCCTCCTTTGCAGTAATTGCAAAATACATCCAATAACAGATCGTCTAGGAAGTAGTTCTAGCTTTTTCTGAGCTAGTTCTACTTCTTTTTTTGCTTCTTCTATAGAAATTAGAGTTGGGCTATCGAACCAATCTTTTTCTAAATAATACCTTTGCCCACGCTTAGACATATAATCAATCAATGACTGAAAATGCTTTATGCGTTCATGAAGATATTCTTTATTTTCTTTCATCCTACTCCTCAAATTTTTCAGTTGAGTACCTGATTGCAACCAGATGCTTTTTTGTTTTAATTACATTTCTGTAACTCTCGCTTGTTCATTCATACCTCTCTTAAACTATGATTTAATTCGTATTTTTTACCTAAAAAAATAAAATCCTTTTCGACATTGTATAGTCGAGCAAGTTTGTCTAAAAGATCCATTGGAATTTTTGAACTATCATGCTCATACTTCAACAGTGTTTGTTGATGAATGTTCAGTTTATTTGCAACTTCTTTTGCAGATAAGTTATAGTTTGTTCTTATTGCTCTTAATGTCATTTTTTGCACATTACCACCCCCTTATCTTAATTCATCTAATCTGACTCTCCAGCGCCCTGAGTTCAATCTCATGGCCGACTTGTCTAAATAGCTTCTCACACGCTATCTTAGCTTCTCTGTACGTTGTGTTCTCGCTGATGAAGTAATCAGCAAGTTCTATGATTTTATCTTCCATGATTGTCTCCAAAAATCAGTCTTAAGACCGATGTAACCCCTTCAAAAACAGTATATATTTATATTATCCTTAACAAGAAAGGAGCTGATGCAAATTGGCAAAATTTTTGAAGGGGACTGTGTCTCAGTAGAGTTTGGATTCATTTTGTAGGTTACCTTTTGCCTACCGTACCTGACTAGCAGGGTTCAATAGGGAAGCTAGCTTTTTTCTCGGCGTCTTAGCTAGACGACCCAATATTTTTAAAATAGCTGACATTTTTTCTTAAAGTGTCGAAAAAACTAGTCTTCCAAATCGAGAATCAAATTCTATTTCAACTACAGTGCTGGGGGCGATACCAGCGAAGTGTTGTTGACTACTGCTATTAGTTTGAGCAGAACAATTTCCGTAGCGTACTTCAGATAGCAGCTGGAGTACGTTTTTTATTTGTCTACTGAACGAATATCGCCTCAGTCTCATATCCTCACCCCCTTTCAAATGTGGTATAATCAAAATAAAATGATTGGAGAAATCCCATGGATTCTAATAAACTATTCTGCTTGTTTTGCGGTTATTCTGTTCCAAAGCACTACAATACATTCCAAGAAGAAGAACACTACTTTTGGATTCGTCGTCCACATGCTAATGTTGAGGAAAATTTGAACGACAAAATAACAATACAAACAATGAATTGTCCGAACTGTCATAAAGTTTCAATCGACATCTTGGGCGTTGGTAGTCAATTCCCAAATCGCATTATGCACTTCAACCCTATTTCACTTGCAAAAGTCTATCCAGACTACATCCCTCAGTCTATCAGAAGTGATTATGAAGAAGCTCACGCTATCTTAAATCTCAGCCCCAAAGCTTCTGCTACCCTCTCTAGGCGTTGCCTACAAGGAATGATTAGAGATTTTTGGGGAATTTCTAAAGCAAGGTTAGTAGATGAGATAGAGGCTTTAAAGGAGTCTGTTGACCCGAGCACCAAGGAGGTACTCGATGCCCTACGAAAACTTGGGAACATTGGAGCTCATCCAGAAAAAGATGTAAATCTTATAGTGGATATCGAACCAAATGAGGCTCACAAGTTGCTGAAGTTTATAGAATTGCTTATGCAAAAATGGTATATCGAGCGTCATGATAACGAGCAATTACTGCAAGATATTTTAGATTTGGACAAAGATAAACAAGATCAACGCAAATCTAAAAATTCTTGATAATGTGGAGAACAAGGATCTAATTCAAATATTAGCATGCCGTCCATATTGTAATACTGCTCGACGACTCGAATGCTATCCGATTCAGTTCCTTCTCCTCTCAAAATTGAAAGGTGGATAACTTTTTCAACCGTCAATCCATCAGGTCTACCACGTCTATCGTGGTATTTTTCTTTTTGTCCTGGCATTCCCCTACTCCTTATCTTTTTTATCACTTCGGTACTTCACTATCTGACGGATAGTAAAAGATACAATCACAAATCCTGCTAGGATTATCAATCCAGTTTCTTCACTCATTGCTTTTCACGGCAAATGATGGTACACTATCAAGTAGAGGTTGGGGCTTCTGCCCCTTTCTCTACTTTTTCTTAAGCTCTTTGTCTTTGAGCTTGTAAGCTAAGTACTGCTTATGCCAAAGACGAGCTTCTCTGACTAAGCCTAGTACCAAAATGACGGTTGCAGTGTCCTTGGTTGCTAGGCTTTTTATGATGTGTTCCATCATTCGCCTTACCTCCTTTCCCTTAAGCTTGATTATATTATACTACGATTTAAATCGTACGTCAATAGTTTTTTCGATTTTTTTCGTAATTTTTTCGAATTTTTTATTTACAAAATCGAAAATAAACGGTATTATATAGTAAAGAAGATAGGAGAAAAAAACATGGCAAGAGGACGAGGGAAATTAACTCCTCAAGATAAAGAGGATATGAAAATCTTTTCCGCAAATCTTAACTCAATTTTATCTGATAGAAATTGTAAACAAGCTGAGCTATCTCGAGCGACAGGAATACCGCCTAGCACATTGACAGGGTATGTAAAAGGAACTTCTTTGCCAATCCCTGGTAATGTTCAAAAAATTGCAGATTTTTTTGGAGTACCTAAATCTGTATTAGATCCTAGATTTGTAACTAATAATTCTATGGTCGATGACCCCTCTTCTAATACTTCCTCCATCCAAACCATCTACGACGAACTTGAACCGAATAGGCAAAGAAAAGTTATCACATATGCTGAAAAATTACGAGATGAGCAGAGAAACGAAGAAGAAACGAAGATAAACGAAGTATCAGAAGTTATTCAGCTATATAGTTACGACTACTACGACCACGCCGCTTCTGCAGGTACAGGACAGTATTTAAACGATGTACGAGTGGAGCGAATTGAGTTGCCAGTAGATATCGATGCTGACTTTGTTATCCCAATCAAAGGGGATTCCATGGAGCCAGACTATCACGATGGCGACCTAGTATTTATCCAGACAAGCGTAGAGCTAAATGACGGTGTTATCGGTGTGTTTAACTACAATGGAGAAGCATATATCAAGCAACTAGTCATTGATACAGAACAATCCTACTTACATAGTTTGAACCCTGCATATAAGGATATACCAATCACACCAGAAACGGATTTTCGAATTATTGGAGAAGTTGTGGATTTGTATAGAGAGAAGTAAAACCAACTGTTTCCATTTTGGAAACAACTACTTGACAAAAACTAAAAAAAGAAGTACACTAATAATGTCAAAAGCCTTGTTCGTCAAGGATACGATATTTACTTATAAAGCCTTGTTCGTCAAGGACAAAACTGTCTGGTGTACTTCTAAGAGGTACACCTTATTTTATTATCTGGAGCATTATATGAAATTTCAACAAGGCGAAGTTTATCTAATCAACTTCCCACAAAAAGGTGGGAATGAATTTTACGGAAAACACTACGCTATCATCTTAACAACTCCTGACAAAGCCGATGGGACACTCCTAGTAGCACCTTTAACTGGTAAAAAATCAGGAAAGAAATATCGTGGTGGTATCACGATTGAAAATAGTAAATATCAAGACACTCCGTCCAAGCCCAAAGCCTATGCTTATGTCCGAAAAATCCAAGAAATAGACAAACGGAAAATCGTCTACAAAACAAAGAAAAAGACTGATAGTGATGGACAAGTAATGCTAGATGCAGCGGGAAAAGAGTTATATGATAAAGTTTATAGACCAGCTTACAAGCTAGATACAAACGACCATAAAAAACTATTAGACAAGATAAAAGAAGTTCTTGGACTAGATTTATATTAAATAAAAAATTGACTTTTTTTAAAATTAGGGTTAGAATTAAATCATAAAGTCGCTTGACGACAAAATAGATGATACTGTCCCAAGAGGACATCTCTAGCCCTGCTCTTATGAGTTGGGCTTTTAATTTTTATTTAACAACTATTTTCATTTTGGAAATAGTTGCGCAAAACGGAAATAAAAAATGTGCAATAACTGATCCACATTAAAAGCTGAGAGAGGTTTCATTATGAATGAAGAACGCAAAGTTTTAGGTATTTTGGCTATTATTTTCGGAGCAATCGCTCTATTTGGGTCTTGGATGCCTATTATTAACAATCTATCTTTTGTTATTGCTATCTTGGCGCTTATATTGGGCTTGATAGGTCTAGCTATTAACAGAAAAAGACCAAAAATGTTGGCTATCATTGGTACAGTTTTAGCAGTCGTATCAATGGTTATTGTTATCGCTACGCAATTGATGTATGCCCGTGCTTTGAACGACGCTGCTAAAAACGTTGAAGAAACTGTCAGCTCAGTAAGCTCTTCTATCGAATCATCACAAAAAGAAGAGGATGCTAAATTTAACTGGACAAAAGAACAGTTTGACGCTCTTCAGATGGGTGACATCACGAATTATGGAGCTGGTGGAACTAACTACGATGATATTGTTAGCGTTCATGGAGAACCAAATAGCATAAACACTACTACTGTTAATGATCATGAAAGCAGAACAATTTCATATTCTTCAGCAGGGACAAAACTCCGAAGCATTACTTTGACATTTAGCAAACAAGAAAATGGTGCTTATTTATTGACTGCTAAAGTCGGCATCGGATTGGAATAAATTTATTTTCATGATATAATTAAGTTACTTAGAGGTTTACCCTCATAATTTTAAACTTTGCACCTTAGCGTGCCAGGGGAAGTAACTTAATAGTTGCTTCCCTTTTTAAAAACTAAAAAATCCCCACGCTCTCAAACTTTGGCGAGTCTGAGCGTGAGGATGTACTGTATAAGGAAACGACCATTAAAAAGGTAGTTTTCTTATACTCTATTCTATCAAGAAATGAGGTGAAAATCAATGTGGATGGAAGAACTTCCCAATGGAAAATACAAATTCTTTGAACGATATAGAGACCCTTATACCGAGAAATGGAAAAGGGTGTCTGTTACTCTTGATTCTGGATCAGCAAGGGCTAAGAAAGAAGCTCAGAAACAACTGGACGAAAAGATAGCAGAAAAACTACAAAGTCTTACTACCACAGATATGCTTTTTACAGACGTACTAAGTGATTGGTGGGAACTTCATAAAAAGTCAATCAAGCCTTCTACCATAAAGACCATGGTCTATGCTGTAGATGAAGTAAAAGAGACTTTTGCGCCTGACGTGAAAATAAAAAACATCACTGCGAAGTACACTCAACAGTACTTTACTGACTCGGAAGAAAATCATATCAAACTCAAAAAGCAAAAGTCAGTACTAAGCATGGTCTTTAAATATGCGCTTAATATGGAACTGGTAGATAGCAATCCTATCCAGCGTGTGAGACTTCCTAAAAAGGTTGTCGCATATGAAAATATGGAAAAGATTGAAGATAAGTTCCTTGAGCAAAGCGAATTAAAAAGGCTTTTAAAAGCTATGAAAAGCTATAATCGGGGCTACCACGTCGCTCGTATGGCTGAGTTTATGGCTTTAAATGGTTGCCGAGTCGGCGAAGCTGGTGCGCTTAAATTTGAAAACTACGATAAGAAAAACCGTACTATCACTATCAACGGGACTTTAGACCCAACCCGTAAAGGTTCAGAGGGTGTTAAAACCACACCTAAGACCTTATCATCTATCAGAGTAGTTGACCTAACAAAAAAAGAAATTGAAATCATTGAAGAATTCATAGAGTTACATAAAATAAGAAAGAATACAAACCCAAACTATAAAGATATGGGATTTATATTTGTATCAGCCAATGGAATTCCCATTCATAAATCAAGTATCGGCAAGCTCATGAAAAACGCCAATGCTACTCTAAAGAAGCCAATCAACAAACCACTTCACCCACATATACTACGCCATACACTAATCAGTACACTTGCTGAAAATAACATCCCTTTAAAAGCCATCACTCAAAGAGTTGGACATAAAGACAATGGAAAAACTACAATGGAGATCTATACTCACGTAACCAAGAACATCAAGTCAAGAGTTGTTGATGTCCTGGATAAAATTTATAAATAGTTTTGCCCCTTTTTTGCCCCTTCTTATACAAAAATAAAAACCGCTACTCCTAAGAATAGCGGTTTAATCATGTTTTTAAGCTACTAATGTAGTCGCTCTATTATTTAAGAGTAACATAGGCGTTACTATTAAAATCGTTGATATAAAGCATTTTCCATTTTAGTTATCTTCTTGTGGGGGTGTCTGACGGGGTGTCAACATTTATCCCCTCCTTTTCCAATAAATCAGTAATTTCATTACCAATATTACTCTGATGGGCGTAATAATGTGAATATGTGTTTAAAGTGGTAGCTTTGTCAACACGCCCTGAACGTTGCGACACAAGTAAGACATCCTTTTTAAGTACGTTAATCATGAATGAATCATGAGAATGACGAAGCCCTTTACCAGTAATAACTGGCACTCTTGCTTTTTCAGCGTGTCGTTTTAACATTCTGCTCAAAGTACTTTTGACCAGTGGCTCTCCAAATCGTGACAAAATATAGTCACTATCTGAGTTAGATATTTGAACCTCTCTCCACCTATCAAGAACTTTTACAGTCTCGTCATCAAGTTCAACATATCGCATACCTGCCATTGTCTTGGTCTGCTCTTTTCGGTGGTAAAATCCACCTTTCAAAGCTTCTAAAGTAGAATGAACAAAGATACGTTTGTTCTCCCTATCATAATCAGACCACAACAAGGCGAACCCCTCACTTACTCGGACACCAGTCATATAATAGAGCCAGACAGTAGTAAAACGAAGCAAGTCTTCATAGTCGGTCAAGTCAAAAGTTGTAAGAACTTTCTTGAACTCGTTAAAAGTCCAAAATTTCGTATCAGGTCTAGCACCTCTAGGATTATCAAGACTCTTACAAGGAAAAGTCTTGATATACTCCATCCTTTCAGCATATCCTATACATTGCTTGAAACGAATCCAAACACCTCTAGCATAATTTGGAGAATACTTGTCTATCAGTTTAATCCGAAATCTCTCACAATCTCTTGGACTAATATCTTTTAACTTTTTATTCCCAACCTCCTTAATAAAGGTAGTAAAGTGCGTTAAGGCTGTCCGATAAGTGACATCTTGAACGGTCTGCTTATAGTATGGCAGAAAAACATCTTCCATATATTGAGCAAAAGTTAGATTATAGTCTGCATAGGCGAATCTATCATAAAACTCAATCCTAGCCCTACATAGCTCATCATACGCTTGTTTCTCGGTCTGAAATGGTTTACCCCATTTATCACGATAACTTTTAAAGCGTTGTCGTTTCCCATCAGCAGAAGCCTTAAATTCAGTTTGGCAGTAAATTCTACCTTTCTTATCTCTAAAGACACCCTTATATTTTTTATTTCTAGTCATTTCAGCAATCCTCTCCATTAAGAAAGCTGAAAACCTAAAATCTCCTCTACTATTTCAGTAGGAGCTAAGTCTAATCGTCGATTATCAAAAGGCGAACTACTTAATTTTAGCATATTATTCGAAGAATTACTAGCTTCATTGAATCGCTTAATAGCAATTGATTTCGCTTCTCTAATGATTTGCTTTGCACTAGTCTTTGAAAAACCAAGTTCCATTAGACTCTTGTGGTTTACAGTTTACAGTTTTCATTTTTCACCTCTTTCATGTATAATGGAGCCTGAGACAAAATAGTTCTTAACCACAAAAAGCTAGAGATTTCCAATTGCGG